GGTAACGTATTTGGTGGTGCAAGTCCAACTAACGATTTAGATATTACTATTAACGGTGTTGACGGCACAGGAGCAATTACATCCTTTACAGAATCAGGTACTGGTGCAGATGCAATAGCAAACTTTGCAGGACCATCGTTTACTACAAGCTCAATTGGTACTGGAGCAGAAGTTAACGTTTCATTTACTGGTAGCACATATGCAGTTAACCCATCATCACCAGGTTCAGGATATGCACAAAACGAAACACTTACAATACTAGGTACAGAATTAGGTGGTACAAGTCCAACTAACGATGCAACAGTTACTATTGATAGTGTAGGTGGTAGTGGAGAAATTACAGGATTAAGTATTTCAGGAACAGCAGTTAATAGTGCCTCATTTACTAATATTACTTCAGGATATAATGTTGTAGGAACAGGAGCAACATTTAACGTTACTCAAAATTCAAACGGAACATATACAGTTTCACTAGGTAGTACTATTGGAACAGACTATGCTAATGGATCAACACTTACAATTTTAGGTAACAACGTAGGCGGTCAAAGTCCGGCTAACGATATTACAATTAATATTACAGGTGTAGATTCCGCTGGTAGTATTACAAGTATTACAAGTTCAGGTACATCATTAGCACCAACACAAGGTTATGTAGTTGGAGATAGATTAGCTATACAAGGAGATGTATTCCCAGGAGGAACAAGTCCAACTAACGATGCACTTATTGAAGTAACATCAGTAAGTACAGGAGTTATTACTGGATTTACAATTACAGGTACAGGCCCAACAGCTAACACATCTTATCCAAGTGTAGCATATACATACCCAACAGGTAGTGGTGCAGATGCAGACTTTACTATTAGTAAACAAGGTTCAGTATACGGATTAACAATTACAAATGCTGGTACAGGATACTTGGTAGGTGAAACACTTGTTATAGCAGGTACGGCATTAGAAGGTGCAAGTCCAGCAAACGATGCAACAATTACAGTAGCGTCAATTGACACAGGTGGTGAAATACTAACGGCAACAATTGGTGGTACAGGTAATGACGAAGTAGTATTCCAAGACATTAAACAAAGTGATAATCAAATTCAAATGCTACAAGGTAGTACTGCAACATTTGATATTACAATTAGTAATGGAGCATATAGTGGTGTAGTTAATACTCCAGGTACAGGTTATTTTGATGACCATACAATTTTAGTTCCAGGTACACAGCTAGGTGGTACAACACCAGCTAATGATTTAACAATTACTGTTGACGCAACAGACGATAGTGGTGCAAGAACTGATGAAGGTTCTATTACAACAATTAGTGTAGCAGGTACAGGTCCAAGTGGAGTAGGTGCTTATACAAATGTTGGTGCTCAAGCATTAAGTAACACAGGTACAAGTGCAGAATTTACTATACAAAGAACTGGTAGTAGTTATAGCAATCCGCAAATTGCACAAGACGGTGAAAACTATCAAGTAGGTAACAAAATTAAAATACTAGGTACTGATTTAGGTGGTGCAAGTCCAGCAAATGATGCTTCAATTAGTATTACTGAAGTATCAACAGACGGTAGTATTATTGATACAAGTATTTCAGGAACAGCAGTTCCAGGAGATACAACAGTAACTTATGCAACTGTAACAATGTCAGAACTGTTAACACAGGCAATACCAAGCCCAACATTAATTGCGTTCGCGGCATTGGCAACAACTGAAGTTTCGTTTGCATCAGCACACGGACTAATACCAGGTGATGCATTTATTGTTACACAAAACTCAGACGATGGTACTAACAACCATACACTATTAGAAGGACCGTTCTTTGCACAACAGGTTCCAACTACAACAAGTTTAAGATACCAATGTAGAGCTCCAGGTACTATTACACAAACTGGTGATATTAGTGCTACGCTTTATCCAAGACCGGACAGTTTCTTTGTTCATAGACCATATGACGGAGGAGTTATGCTTGGTACTGGAGGACCACAACACGGTGCTCAAGCAATTAGACAGAGTAAAAAATATATTAGATACCAGTCAGGTAAAGGTATTATGTATACCACTGGTGCATTGTTTGCTCCAAGTTATGATCTATTAAATGTAACCGCAGACGGATTAACAGCAGGTAGCTTTATTGAAGTTACAACTGATGATGTTGATCACGGACTACAAGTTGGTGGACAAATTAGATTAATTGGTATTGAAACACCAGGTTATAACGGAAACTATACAGTAGCAAGTATTGTAAGTGAAAGAACATTCAAAGTTATATCGCAAATTGCTGTTGGTTCATTATCACCAATATTAAGTACAAGAGCTCAAGTATCACTGCTTAACTGGCACGGTGCAACTGTGCGTTCAGGTGCATTTGATGATCAAAACGGAATCTTTATGGAGTATGACGGATCAAACTTTAGTGCTGTACAAAGAACTGCTACACTACAGTTAGCAGGTACGGTTGCAATTAACGTTGATTCAAACACATGTACAGGTTCAGGAACAAGATTTAGAGATCAGCTTAAAGCTGGTGATAGAATTGTTGTAAAAGGAATGACACACGTTGTTTCACAGATTACAACAGATACTGCAATGACAGTAACACCTGACTTTAGAGGTAACACTAATGCCACTGGTGCTAAACTATGTTTAATTAGTGATAAGAAAACTAAACAAGATGACTTTAACAAAGATACACTAGACGGACTAGGTAGTAGTGGATATATCATGGACATCAGTAAGATGCAGATGATTGGTATTCAGTACAGTTGGTACGGTGCTGGATTTATTGACTATATGCTACGTGGTGATGATGGTAACTTTATTTTCTATCACAGAATGCGTAACTCAAACATTAACACAGAAGCATTTATGCGTACTGGTAACATGCCTGTGCGTTATGAAGTTACTAACGAAGGACCTAATGACAGACTAGCGGCTGACATGGATGCAACACAAACTACAATTCCGTTAATTACAGCGTCATTCTTCCCAAGCACTGGTACAGTTATTATTGATAACGAAATGATAGCATATACAGGTGTAACAGGTGATACGTTAACTGGTTGTACTAGAAGTGCACCACTAACAAACTTTGCGGCTGGTGCAACAAGAACTTATACGGCAGGTGGAGCAGTAACACACACTGAACGAACTGGTGTAATTTTGATTAGTAATACAATTACTCCAATCATATCACACTGGGGATCAGCGTTCTTAACAGACGGTGGCTTTGATGAAGATCGTGGTTATATTTTCTCATACACATCTGCAGGTAACGAAATTAGTACAACAAGAAATACTGTGTTTATGTTAAGACTAGCACCTAGTGTTAGTAACGCTATTGTTGGTGACTTAGGTGAAAGAGAACTACTAAACAGAGCTCAGTTGCTACTAGAAGGTATTGAAATTACATCAGATGGATATGATGGTTCAAATAATCCAATTAGTGGTGGTATTGTTGTTGAAGGTATTTTGAATCCACAAAACTATCCAATTAACCCAGGAGACGTTGGTTGGTCAGCACTAACAGGTGCGGCGGCTGGTGGACAACCGAGCTTTGCTCAAGTTGCTCCAGGTGGTTCTGTTGTATGGTCAACTGGTGCAACACAGATTATTAGAAGTGCAACAGTACAAGGTGCAATGACACAAACTGCTGAATTCTTATATGGTAATAGAAATAGTAGATACCAATACTTAACAACGTCACAATGGGAAAGTTTAAATGATGAAGTTACAACAGGTACAACTGTTACAGCTTCAGGTACTAATAACTACGCAAGTAATCCAAGAATTATTGACCAGGTATATCCAGAGCCATGGTACAGTAGAGTACGTTTAAGATTTAATCAAAATATTAATGTACAAAGTGCTGATCCAACAGTAACATTTAGTATTGGTGGTGCATTAAGTAATGCTAACTATTTGTTCTTTACAAAAACAACATGGGACGCAACAAATGCTATTGCAGGCGACATTGTTAGTGATTCTAAGTTCTCAGCGGGTACTGCGGTATCTAATGTAGAAGAATTGAGCTTTGGTACAACAGACTATTACAGAGTAACATTTACACAGAGTGCTAACACTACTGTTAATCCAGGTGATACAGTTGGGTTCTTATTTGGACAACCTCCTTACGCACAACCAGGTGAAACAGTATTTTCATTCATTGCTACACCAGGACAATCGAGTGCATTGAGTCTTGAAGCATTGAAAGAACTTACAAATACTACACTAGGTGGTAGAGGAACATATCCAAATGGTCCAGACGTACTAGCAATTAACGTTTATAAGACGGGTGGTACAGATACTACTGCGAACATCATTCTAAGATGGGGTGAAGCTCAGGCTTAATATACTACGTTGAAAGCAATAGTGGAACGTATAACGTTTTTACCACTAGGCTCTACTTGGTGTTTTAAGTAAGAAGGAAACAATAATAGTTTACCTTTCATAGGTTGGAATTCGTACTTACCATATCCATACTGCGAATATTCATTGTGTGCATACTCAACATAAGGATTAGGATTTCTAAAAGATAATCCACCAGCGTTTTCATTTGCTCTTACCCAATACACTCCAGATATTTTATTCATACCGTGTTCGTGTTCTTTGTGTATATCGCCTTCTTGGTAATCTTGTGTCCACCATACGTATTGATTAGTATGAGGTAAATGTTTAATGCTACATGCTTCTTGGAATTTATTAACACATTCTTGTATTTCACTAAACAATTCCGGAACATCAGTATACAAGTCTATTACTTTTTTAGGTTCAAAGTAATCTGTGCTATGTGGTGCATCGTCAGTAGGTCTAGGTATTCTATCTAATCTTGATACTAAAAGGTTTTCAACATCGTCAGCAATTCGCTCTGGAACAAAATGTTCTAGCATAGGAACTGGAAAGATATTTTTAAAGGCCGACATAGTAATTAAGTTTATTTCCTATTTCTTGTAAAACAGTTTCTCTAGGTTGTATGTTAAACGCAATAGTAATACGAGGTTCATCTTGTTCCCAATCACTAGTCATGTGTTCAACTCCTTTGCTATTAGTAATAACTAACTGCCCATTTTTATTTTCAACACTAGTAATTTCTTCTTCGCCTATGTTACGATATAATGTTTGTGATGGTTCACTTTGAACACCTATGTATCCGTGGAAACAATTATCATCATCTCCATATTCGTGTCCATGCCATTCTAATGTACGACCCTTGTTAGGCCAATAATTTAACCAACCAACAATCCAATATTCTAAACTAGTATCATGTTCTATGTTTTTAAATTCTTCTCTAATTGAACGTTGGAGTTCAAACATACCTGGCATAATACTAGTAAACAAATTATAGTATTGGCTTACTGCCGTAGGTATTGAAGTATGTTGAGTTTCTATTTTATCGTTAGGAATTGCAATTTCGTTTATAATTTGTTGATAAACAAAACTGCAATTATGTTTTAATTTGCGTAAGTCTAAGTCTAAGTTAGCTTTGTGGATTTGCATCTGGTGTGGCCTCTGGTTGTACCACAACACCTTGACTGTCACCTGGAATAATTCTATAATTATCTTCAATAGAATCAGGTGTACTTACTTCAGTAATACTACTACCTACTTCAAGTGCTTCTAACTGGTGTGGCATTAATGGTGGATTTCTCCATGTATCGCCTGGTCCTAAAGTCTTCTCCATTACTGTAGCTGTTTGCGTATCAATGTAACGAAGTTTAAATGATCCGCTATTTACAAACCATGATTCATCTTTTTCTTTATGAAAGTGCATACTAAATTTTGCACCAAGTTTTTCAAAAACCATAATTTTTCCACAATACAAATCATTGGTTGCCCAAATTAATTCGTATCCCCAACCTTTGTCTACTTTACCACTATGTCTTGCTGGCATTTATATACTCCTCGATTGTTCTAAAATTATGAACGCCTATACTATTAATTAACTTTTTATTGTGAGAACAGGTGTAATACTGGTACTGTCCTTTAAGCTCTTCTGGCATAGGTATTTCTTCAATTTTAGCATTATACTTTTTGGCATACAGTTCAGCAATTTCCATAAATGAACGAGGTGTACCTGTACCAACATTCCATATATCTGTATTATCAACATCAATAAATTTTTCGATAATTTCACATACATCGCCAACATGGATAAAATCTCTATCTATTTTATCACTACCTTCAAATACTTTTATAACACCTGTTTCTTTAGCTTGTTTTTCAAACTTGTGAAACACACTCATTTGATCGCCTTTGTGTTCTTCACCTGGTCCATATACATTAAAGAATCTAAATCCTTGTACGTTAACCATAAACTCTGGTACTTGCATTACAAATCTATCAAACAAATACTTACTCCATGCATATCCACTTTGTGGTTGTAGTTTAGCATTTTCTTCAAACTTGTCGCCATATACACTAGCACTACTAGCATACATTAATGTAGTTCCTTTTTGATCGCATAGCTGTAATAGACGCATTGAGAACTCGTAATTTTGTTCCATGATCTTTTCAACGTCACGTTCAGTAGTACTACTAATAGCACCTAAATGAATTACTCTATCGTATGGTTCAGGATCTGGTATAATGTTTGGCTTCCATTCAAAGCCTTCAACATTGTGTCCTTTAGATTGTAAGTATGCTCCAAGGTTTTTACCAATAAATCCTTCATGTCCTGTAATTAAAATATTCATTTTCTAATCTCGTCTATAATTTTCGTTGTACTTGCACCTTCAATAATTGGAAAGATAACAACTTCTGCTAGTTCATTTCCTACTACTGTATCAACTGTATAATCTCCGCCTTTAACAATTATGTCAGGCATGATATTAACCAAAGTTTCTATTGGTGTATCTTCATCAAATATAATTACCTCATCAATGAATCCCAATTCTAACAAAGCGGCTTTGCGTGTTTGCTCATCGTTAATGGGTCTAGTTTCACCTTTTAAACGCTTTACACTTGCATCGCTATTAATGCCCACCACTAGGCGTTTACCAAGCGTGTGTGCGTGTCTAAGTAGCTTTAAATGGCCTATATGTAGTATATCAAACACTCCGTTAGTCCATACAATAGTATCATTAATATCATCAATTGTTATGATATGTGTGCCTACATGTTTAACTGCTTCAGTAGCACCTTTGACAGCCAATTCTAAACAGCGTTTATGTGTGTAACCTTTTGTTAGTGCATATACAAACGTAGCAAGGAAACAATCACCTGCACCTGTAACATCTGATACTTCAACTTGTTCAACAGGAATTGTATATTCAATGTTGTCTATTGTAGCAATAACATTACGTCCTGCATCAGTGGTAATAATATTACCTTTCCATTCGTCAAATTCAAACTTAGTATATTCGCTGTTATTTGGTTTAACTAACCATGCACCTTCATAGTCATGTGCATAACGCTTTGGATCAACAATTACTTTAGGACCTTGACTGTTAATATGTGCAATAATTTGTTTTGCATTATCTAGTACACCTTTGTCGTAATCGCTTAATATTACATAATCATATTCTGAAAAATCACTACATAATACTTCATCTAATACTACACCTGAATTTGCATTTTGATCTTCGTCTAACCTTGTAATATAATGTCCGTCACAAATTACTCTAGTTTTAACACTTCTAGGTTGATTAGTTTCAAATAGTTCTATGTCAACACCTAGACTTTTTAAGTTTTCATAAACAAGTCCTGCACCACCTAAAGATGTTGAAACATTTTCAAGATTAACTATAGGTACAGGTGCTTCAGGACTAATCCTTGTACTAGTACCATAGATATATTTGTCGATGATTACATCACCAATTACTAATACTTTACTCATTTAGATATCCGACTCTTGTAATAACGAAACTAGTTGAAATACTGTTTGTAGTTTAGTTAAGTTTTGTTTATTTTGTAATGTGTTGCGTAATCCCATGTGCAATGGCTTTGGCCAATTTTGAAAACTAACCCAAGCATATCCGTTATGCTCGTCATTTAGTAAAGGTAAAAATTCATCTTTTACAACACACAAATAAGTATGAAATTGAAACTTATCATCATTACTTACAAATGTTTCTAATGGGATTGATTTAATAATTTTTGGAACGCTACCAAGTTCTTCTTTAACTTCACGTAGCAGAGCTTTGTAAGGGATTTCTGTATCTTCGTTAGTTCCCCCAACAAGACCCCAAACATTATTTTGTTTTGATTGTGTACGGTGTAAGAATAAGAAACGTTGTGTTGTCAACGAATAGAATAGAGCACCACTACAAATAATTTGTTCCATACAAGTACTTATTTAGAGTACTAAACGCCAGCTTCCTTTTCGATACTCGCCTTCAAAGGATAGTGTCCATTCTACACCGTCCCATTTGTATTGTATACCAGTAGTTAAATTGGTTGTATATGTTATGTCAGTTGATGGCTCTGTTTTGGTACTTGAATCAAATACTATTTGCCATTCTGTTCCAGACCATTCAATAATATCGTTTTCACTAGCAACTAGTGTGTCATTACCGCCACTATCTTTCCAAGCATCGGCGCCATCTGTGTTATCTGTAGAACCAATATCTCCTAGTAATAATATTCTGTTACCAGGTACTTTTAAGTTAGTTGGATTAGTTCTAGTTGGATCAATAATTGCATCAATAGTTCCTTTTTGTGGACTATTTGGTAATCCTAATACTGTATTAGTTGGAATAGTATCTTCGTCCCAATTAACAATAAGTTGTGTTTCGTCTAAATCATTTAGTGCAATAGTACCTACAACTGGAGCGGCTAAATCGATTCTGTTTAGATAAATTTTACTTAATCCTGCTCTATATTCACCAGGTTCTACTTCAAGGTATTCACGCCAATTAATTTCACCTGATATACCATTCTTACCAAGTTGTACAATATTGTTAGTAACAATAGCATCGTAGTTTAATGCTGTGTTCACTTGTATGTGTATTCTTTCTGAACTGTCTTTGTTTTTAGTACTGTTTGCCCAACT